AGAAAAATCAATTAGCTTTTCAAATACTTGTAGTGGAACAGCAGCATTTTGTTCTCTACGTCTATCATTGTCCCGCTCCATTGCTTCTTGCCTAGCAAGACTTGCATTTAAAGATGTAAATGATTTATCTAATATTGAAGCGTAGTCTGGTGCTTCTATAAAATAACTGTTTGTCATCCTGTAAATCCTGCATACATTCCTGCGACTTTTGCACCAATAGATAAAGCATCCATAAATGCAGCTGCACCTACACTCTGCATAACAGGTTGTGGTGTTTTAACATCTTGTATAGGTTGGAAAGCTACTCCTGCATACTGTTGATTTCTTCTACCAATTAACGCACCTACCGCTTTACTTGCTTCTCTATCAGCTTCTCTATCAGTTAATAATATTTTTCTAGTAATTTTAGTAACATCTCGACCATAACTGGCAGCATCTAAAACACCTTGTCTTGCGACAGACCTTCCTGTTCTACCACTAGCTAAAAGTTGACTATACTTACTATCTTTTAAAAGATTGGCATATAAACCTTCATATTTTAGTTCAGCTTCTTGCCTAATCTCATTCTTTTTTCTTTGTGCATCAGCATATTGATTTCCGATAGCAACTTGTGTGCTATCTAAATCCTGTTCATACTGATTTATCTTTGCATTATAAACAGAAAGTGATTGCATCCAATTGGACTCACGCTGGTTATTAGCTGCTTGATATTGTCTTCGAGCAGATTCATTAGCTGCTCTAGCTTGTGCTCCTAAACACACGGCAAAACTCCATAAAGGATAAATTATTAGGTCCGTGTTTTAATTCCCTTAAAAATTTGAACCCTAGGAATCTGAGTAGTTTTATATGAACTTTGTTTCGTTTATCAACGATGTTCCAAAGCAACTTCTCTTGTCTACTTTCCACATATCTCTTTGCCTCTCGTGCAAAAGTTAGTGGGTACTTATGAATAGCGGGTGTACATAGCATCCAGATTCTGCCATCTTCCTGTACTCCTGCTACTCCTGCTAATTTACCGTTGGGAACTGTGAAATACACGCTGTCACCTAAGACAATGCAACGAGGTATTGCCACAACAGGATCATGTCCATGACCCTCTTCTACTTCTCTACGGTCATCTGGTAAAAGATTGGAAGCCACAGCAAGTGCAGCCTCCATCGTTACTGGGTGAATATATTTAGACACGTTTATAAAATGCGTTTGAATAGTCTCCTTCCCATGCCAATGAATACAATGATGCAGGGGCTGGGTGAGTAGTTGTTATTGTTAATGTATAATTTTTATTTCTTTCATATATAGGTAACGTAACTTCTTGGCTATCAGTTACAGCTACTTGGTTAGCAAGGTATTCATCTGCAAATGTTGACTCAAATTCTTCAATATAATCTGGTTTACCAATTCTTTTTAATGTAGTTTTATATAAACCTAATGGTCCAAAGTTAAATTTAATTCTATGAATAATTAGATTACTTTGTACATCGCTGACAATCCTATCGCCAGATTGTTGAGTTACAAAAAACTTAGGTAACTCAATCTCCATATCGTATAGATATCCTATTAAAAATGTTTGGTTAGACCAATCACCTTGAATTTCTAAATTACCTGTAGGAACATCATTACTATCTTTTTCTAAATTTACTTGTATATAAGTACCAACATTATCTCCAGCATCAATATCATATGCTACCAGTTGTTTAGAACTTGTATATCCATTTGGTTTGGTAAAAACTGTTTTACCAGTCGATGTATTGTAACTTGTGGATGATGTTGTAACTGAAGAAATATTATCTAAATGAACTCTATAAGTCTCATCATTTTTCGCTACGCTTTCGTTTGTGTCACCACTCAATTTTAAACTAAATTTCTGCATTACATCTACACCATTGCTTCTGACAACTGCATAAACTGCATCATCCAACATACAAAGATATTGAATATTTCCAGAAAGCTCCCAAGTTATCCAAGCTTGTTGTAACCTTTTTTCACCAGAAGTGAAATACTTGTAACCATATAATGTTGTTCCATTTTTTTCAGCAAAAACTATAAAAGAATTTTCTCTACTATTAGCAATTAAATTAATATTCTTTGGAAATAAACTAGAAATCAATTTACTTTGCTCAAGTATTACTGGCTCACCTTCTCTTAATACACTTGCCATTTCAAACATTCTGGTAAATAAACCAGCATTATCTAAAAAAGCTATAGTTGTTCCTAAAGATATTGGGTTGGTTTGATGATTAAAATTATAAGTTGATAATGCATTTATCTTTGCAGTTAATGGGCTAAGTACATCACTATCTGTAGTCAACATAAATTGTTGATTTTTAGTAAATAAAACTAATCCTGTATTAACTTGTATGCCATCGTAAACAATAGCTGGATATTCAGAGCTGCATGATAAATCAATAACATCTTCAGCTGAAGCAGCTATTGCAGACTTCGGCCAGAAGTTAAAAAAATCTCCGGGTCTGGACATGATTACATTTTCATCACTTAGAAATACCAAACGATTTCTAAAGAAAATCATTTTGTTTATATATCTATTAACAGTTGCTGTATCACCATCTTGACCTGCAACCGTTGATATAAAACTTGGCTTAGGTGCAGTAATTGAACTTCCTACTAAACAATTTTCATAATCAATTTGACTTAAAGTAAATTGTGTAGCACTGGTTCTAACTAATTGAATTGGCATTTTTGCTTTATCAAAAGCAATTCTTCTACCGGGTTCTGCACATTCTTCCCAAACTCCATCACCATCTAAATAATCCGTTTCAGTATCTGGATTGCCGCCTGATTTTAATACTCCTATAAATTTGACATAGTAATCATCTTCATCATTTGCACTATTACGGATTTTGACTATGTACCCATGCTTACATTGTTTAGGTAAATCAGCCACGTCTTGAACTTCATTAGCTAATACGTTTAATAAATCTCCTACAGGTGTTGAGACATTAAAAGCTCCAGATGGTCTACTGATATAAATACCATTACCTATTATTTTTACACCTGAAGTATATGAACCAGCAGTATTTAATTGACCATTAGTATGTTCATTGAAGTTACTATTAGAATCATTATCTATAGCAGTTTTAATATTGCCAAGAATACTTTCAGCAGTTACTGTTGTCTTCGTATCAAATGAAGTAGGAGTAGGGCGTATTAAACCACGGTTAGCTTGTATTTGAGCTGTACTTACTTCTTTAATAGTAATATCATATCTAGCATTTTTCATCCAAACTTGGACAGTATCTCCAACTTGCCACCCAGAACCACCATGTAAAAGATCATGGGTAGTTGTATATCTACAATAATATTTTGGAGTTGCAGATTCACCTTCAACTACAGACTGACCAATTGTTGTAATTCTAAAAAACAATTCTTTTCTATCTGAAGCATTACCACTACTAGGAACAACTGTATAAGTAGATGATACTCCATTTTTATCTGTAGAATTTATTGAACCGCCGTGGGATATTTTAAATATTCTTGTATCTACATTAGGGCAATAACTATCTTTTTTTTTACTATCTAAATCAGCGTAATTGGCTGTTGAATCACACATATGAGTGAAATTTCCAGTGCCAGGTTCAGTCCCTGAAGGAGGAAAAGCACCTCTATTTGTACCAGTTGTAGCAAATGCATCATTAGTACCATTACCATCTGTATCAACTGTTGGTAATCTGCAACTATTAGATGAATCAACAGCTCTATTAATTTCTAGACGTGTAACCGTAGTAACTGTTTCTGTAGTCTGGTCATCAAATAAGTTAAGTGCATACTGACTTGCATATTTAACTTGTTTTAATTCGACAAATGCTTCTGGTGGTCTAACAGGTGCAACAGTACTATCCATTCCAGTTGGCTTAGTTCTGTTGTTTATAAAAGTAAAGTCATTAAGAGTAAGGGTTTGAATATCATCATCGTTAGTGTGTTGTAGGTAGGAAGTTATTGCAGTTGTGTCACCAACAACATCCATTTCAGAACCGTCACTACATTTCCACATTCTGATCTTCCCATCATCAGCATGTCCGTTACGTCTTATTACTTGTCCTATATATTGTTCATTTTCATCTCTGTAATAGCTAAACCATTTACCAGTAGTGTATGAGTTTTTAGTTCCATTACTTAATGATGCAACTAATTTACTTCCAGGACGTTTCTGTAATCCATGAGTTACGTCAGGAAATACATTCTTAGCTGAAACAACTTGACCGGGAACTTTTAATTCGTCAGGCTGTTGAGAAATACCACCATTAACGGAATTTATTTTTTGTGTGATACTTGTCATTAGCGTTGTAGTGCTTTGTAAGGTTGATATGCTCTATAAGATTGGTTGTGTCCAAACCCTAGATAAGAGTGATCGCCTTGATTACATTCATATTCCATGCAAGCAGCTCTACTCATAGCTTCTTGTTGTTGCAGTAATTGTACTAATTGTGGATTATTTACTAATTGAGTTGCAGCTCTTACAGAAGCTCTAGAAACAATGTATCTTTTAAAAGCTGATGGAAGATTTTCATATTCAAAAAGATATGTAATATCTAAATCAACATCATTGTCAAATTCATAAGTGTGATTGACTCGGTCATATAGATAAGCTTTATTATTTTTTGTTCTTCTAACTACATCTTGCGCTCTATAAACTTGACCATCACATAAATCATATCTAAGAATATTAGCTGCAATAGGAATATGTTTATCAGAGTTTGGTGTAACAGTTACATGATTTTCAATGTTAAAAACCCATCCCTCATTTTGTACATCTTTGTTTACTTCAGTAAAAATGTTATAGATAAAAGATATCTCTGGGTTTGTATAGTTTAATGTTGTTATTGGACTTTGACCGATAGCTCCCAGTATTGAGTTCACTGCGGATAGTTCTGTATCGGTGTCAATTGTTGTGGGAGTTGCCATAAAAAAAAGGGGAGCCGAAGCTCCCGTATAAATGTATAAATTAGAATGCAGAAGGAGCAGATGTTCCAACATATAGTTCAACAGCAGCAGCTGGGTTTAGGTAATCAGCACCCATAGCCATGCGACCTAAGATCACATCACCTTGGTAGATTACAGAAATGTCCCCATTAGTTACTTGAACTTGTGGTCCAATTGCTTCAACAACACCAGCAGCTTCTTTCTGGAAAATCAGACCGCAGGATTTGGCTCCTAACTCAGAGTTAGAACCGTAGTCATTGTTTCTACCGGCTCCATTTTCATCGTCAGGTGTAGGTCCAATGAAAGAACCAAGATTTCCAGGAGAAGTCTCACCTGTTGTACCGCCGTAAGCAACACCATACTTGCCAAGGAAAGGAATATTCATTGACTTAAAGATTTTGATTCCAGCGATTTCTACTACACCACCACCTGATTGTAAACCTGTACCTTGAACGTCTCTATTGATTAGTCCATTGTCACCAGTCTGTTGGATTAAGGAGTAGTACTGACGTGGGTTAAGAACCGCACATCTTCCTTGTGAACTTACACCTTTCTCATCCATTGCAGCAGCAGCGTCAAAGAAAGCATTTACTAGATTAGTAGCAGAGTAAGCATCAGAGTCATTAGTTGTAGATCCAACTCTGATTTGTGTTCCGCCAGGTTCTACAAAGTTTGTTGCAGAAACTGGAGATGCAGCTCTAGCTCCACGTGTTATAGAACGGAAGATAAGTCTGTCATATTTTTCTGCGAGAGCATATCCAATCTTCTTAGATATTTCTCCACGTAATTCATAGTGAGCGAGTGTCTCGTCTAGGTCATACACGAATGCAGAGCTGATTAGTAGATCATCCATGTTGATGGTCTTCTCAGCTACTGGAGGTGCTTTGTCACTATTACCTAGAATTGGAGTTCCAGGAGTATGGAAGTCCGAAGTCATACGACCAGTGTAGATGAACTGCAATGATTTGCCGTTCTTTAAGGTTCTCTTAGTAACGAGATCTCTTGCGATAGTCTCGTGTTGGAAGCCTTTAAACATTTCCCCCGAAAATAATTTCAGGTAGAGGGCGTACTTATCGGTAGCTCCATCGTAGCCAGTACCAGTCGACAGGTTAATGCGACCTAAACTGACCTGATTAGCATTAGCCATTTTAAGTTAAAAATTAAAGGTATATTTGATCGTCTCTTTACGTAAAAAGTTGCGAGTCTTAATTGGACTCATTTGATATGTGGTCTATCCCACCGTCTAGACGGCTGATTGGTATCCTCCTTGGAGGGCAAAAAGCCAAATTGAGTAGGGAGGACTTGAACCTCCCTGATCGCCTAACCGATTACTCTTGTGTAAGCAACGCCACGATATACGAAAGTAACTTTCATGGTTATCTCCATATACTAAGCCCCGTTCCATGCTTAGTTCTCATGCGTCCCCAAAGGGATGAACGGACGTAGCGTTATTTTTTAGTTGTTTTCTTTTTTACTGGTTCAACCTTTACTTCAACAGGGTTTTTTCTACCTGTTGTAGGGGTCCAGTGTCTTACGTTTTCTGCCATATTAATATGAGGGTTCTCCCTCTGGTTCTTTGTATTTAGGAATTTCTTCTTGTCTATATTCCTCAAGTAATTTATCTACTTGTTTCTGAAGTTTTAGAATTTCTGGATCTTTTGTTTTCATACTATTCCAATGGCGGATCACGCCAGAGCATATAAATAAGTTAGTGATTAAGGTTAGATATAAACAAAAATTTTTCAACCAATTTGTGGGGCTGATAGTGCAACTTGTGTCGACTCAGTTGAAGCTAAGTCAAGTGGGAAGTTGTGAGCGTTACGCTCGTGCATTACTTCAAATCCAAGGTTGGCTCTGTTCAATACATCCGCCCATGTAGGAACAACTTTGCCATTGCTATCAACTACTGACTGGTTAAAGTTGAAACCGTTAAGGTTGAAAGCCATAGTGCAGACTCCCATGGAGGTAAGCCATATCCCCACCACTGGGAAAGTACCAAGAAAGAAATGTAAAGCACGAGAATTATTGAAAGAAGCATATTGAAATATAAGTCTGCCAAAATATCCGTGTGCAGCAACTATGTTATAAGTCTCGCCTTCCTGACCAAACTTATATCCATAATTCTGTGACTCAGTTTCCGTGGTCTCCCGAATGATTGAGGAAGTAACAAGGCTTCCGTGCATAGCAGCAAACAAAGCCCCGCCAAAAACACCCGCAACTCCGAGCA